CAACTTGCAAGTGCATTTAAAATCATTTGTGATGTTAGTGACATAGTAAAAAACACCACCCCCGAAGAGGTGGGCCTTATTTAATATTTAACGTGGTGAAACAATTACAGCACCAATTGAATGTTCAACAGCCGCCGCGCCATTTACGACGATAGACAATCGTAGATATTTGCCTGCCGTCTGAGTGTCAAAGTTTTCGGCCTCAACGGTTGCAGTAACGGCGGTATCAGCAAAAACAGGAGCGGACACATTAGTCCAGGCGCTTGTTCCGGTTGTGCTTGTCTGTACCGTAACGACCTGCTGAGTACTTGCATTAGCGGTTAGATCACCAGTATCAAATACGATGATCTTTGCGCCACCCTTCAAGCTCGAAATGTCAACAGCCGCCGTGACGGTCGTTCCATTTGTCGCAGATGTTGAAACCGCAAGAGTTGTGTATGTGTCGCCGGACACATCAAGCCCCGCAATTGCGAAACCAGCAAGCGAAATCATCGCTAGAATTGAGATAATAAACTTTTTCATTTTGTCATCCTTTTTTATTAACAATAACGGCGGCGCGGTCTGGTGTTAGCAAACCGCGCCCCGATAATTTATTCGGTTACAGCGACGTTATATGCGAGAGCCGCGCCCAAACGAACCATAACATCTACGTCCTGCAAGCCAACCAAACGAAGTCCGCCTGAGCTTGACAGTGTTGCGGTATCGGCATTGATGTCAATACCGTTGCCCCATACGCCAACATTGACACTATTCCAGTTACCAAAGAACAGGCTGTTAGCAGCTAGATCTTCGGTCACTTCGTAAGGATGACCAAGTACCGTTTTAGTCTTCCAATCAAGTACGCGTTCAGCGTTTGAGCTTGCGTCAATAAATGTCGCAGCAAGTTTCTGCCATACTTCGGCAGTCATTACCCATTTCTGACCATCTGATTCGGCGTTGTCTGCCATGATGCTTCCGGGGAATGCAAGCAGTTCGGCATACGTTGGTGTTCCGGCTGATGCAATAACAGGATTGTTGATCCCAGAAGCGGCTGTAATTGCTGATGGCTGACCATCTGCGCCGGTTCCTTGGAATACTGCAACCTGTATAGTCCGAGCAATACGAGCAATAATCTCGTCGCGTACCATGTTTTCTGCGTCTGGTGTAGACTGAGCCATCAAACGGCGGGAAATGTCAACCATAACACCGCATGTATGAGGCGATCCAGTTACCTGACCGAGCGTTGGTGTAGACTCGGTAATATCGCCACCTTCTGCGACCCAATATCCGGTTGATCCGGCGGTCATTTTAGGTATAGCAACATCGCCAACCAGACCGGTTAGGAACTTAACGCCAAGAGGCGCAAGAACTGTTTTGGAGCGTAGCAATTCAATGAAATCACTTGCCATCAAATCAGTTGCAATACTTGCGCTTGATGTGCCGCTTTTTGTGAAATCACGAGTTCCAAGAGCCGCATGAGGAATGATGATTCCGTTTGCAGATTTACCGCGCATTTTTGCGCATTCGTCTGAAACTTCGCGCTCAAAACCAATATCAGTCTTACCACCCGAAAGCGACCGCACAACATTCATTACGCTATATTTGCGCATGATTTTTGCTTCCTCTTCGGTTGATCCACCAATAGGCTCAACTTTCTCAACCTTACGTTCTGCAGGCTTTGCTTTTTCAAGAACTTCGATCTGGCTGCGTGATGCTTCCAAATCTTTGCCCTGCTTTTCGATAACCAAAGCGCGAACTTTCTCAAGACCGCTTTCATCAGCAATAAGTGCCGATACTTTTGACGCTTCAATGCCGTGACGGGCTGCGAGTTCATATGCTGTTTTAATATCTTCTGGTTTCATTGTTCTTACCTCTTTTGTGGCGACTTTTGCCGCCGGTTTATCTTCGTTTGTTTTTGCCGATCTGCTAACACCAACCGTAGTATCAGCTGGCACTGGTTCAAAACTCGCTTCATAAGGCATCCATGACATTGCCCGTACCACCGGAACGCCATCAAGGGTATCTTCTAAACGATAACTTGAGGAATCTACTTGGTATCCAACCGAAGTATTCCGCCTCAAACCTTTTGCGGCATCTGCCGCTATTTCTTTTGCCCTAGTGCCTGAGCAAAATTCTACAGTTCCGCCAAGTTTGCGGTCTGATTTATCAATTGTCATAAGTCCTACTTGGTCGCCATAATGACGATCCAGAATAACAAGACCTTCTTTGCAACGGCTCATATCAATACTACCCTCGGAATGGTCTAGTATTTCCCATGCTCGTTGCCATTGTTCGTTGAACAATACATAAGATAAAACAGGCTCTTCGCTTGATACACTCATGCGGACCGCTTTGTCTTCACCTTCGCCGCGTGTTTCAACGATTGCGCCGCGAATCATCAAATCCGGTGCTTCTGCTTTTGCGCGTGTCTTCAATTTGCTTTTTTTCTTGCTCATGTTGTAACCTCTTCTGATTTTACTTCCAGTATAGTTCCGCCGACTAATGCGGTTTCGCGTTTAATCTCTTCAACATTATCGCCATAATCTCCGCCCAAATCGCTGGCAACCTGCGTATTGGTTTTCCAACCATGTTCAACTGCCTTTTCTGCTGCAGTCATATCTCTAGCAGGATCAACCCACATCCAGCGACGGCCTCGGAAATAGCCTTCTGCAAATTTCGTAATCTTATTCATTGGAAGATTGCCGGAAATCGAAAGAGATAAAAACGAGTTTAACCACATTAAAAATTGAGGTCGTTTACACTGTGAAATCATGTCATTCTGCTCAACTATCCATTGGTCTCGCTCGCTGATTGTTCCGGCTCGCACCGATGAAAACGAAACCCCGCTCCAATCGTTTGCAAAGTTACTATACTCAACACCAAAACCACCCGCTACATCTTTCAGCATTCCGCTTTTAAATGGAGCGTGTTCTGCATTTGGATGTTGCGGCGTGTGTACTTCCTGTCGCCATCCAAGCGGCAAGACTTCTGCCTGCCCCGGTTCCTTCTCCATCGCGAGAGCGTTCGCGGCACTGGAATTGTCTGGATCTGTCAAATCTGCTATATCGTCCTCCGATCCTGAGGGAGCATAGTAAGAGCGAACACTGCAAGCCTCATCGCGAGCCGCCGTTAATTCTGCTACATCTAGCTCATCAAGCATTTTCAGTTTAACAAGCGAAGCGTGAGCATGTGGAATTCCGCGCGGTTGGTCTTCATCTTCTTGGGTGTATCCGTGAATGATTTCGTTTACCGGTATTCGTATGTGAGCGCGTTGCATTGAATTAGGCGCCGCTATAAAGTGATAAGCAACGGGCTTCAACAAATCGCTAGTCATTTCAACGCCACAACGAATAGTATTACCGTTTTTCATCTTCGTAATATTGTATTTATGATCACACCAATCTGGACGCAAAACGCGCCACGCTATACCGTAGGGATTGGCGTTGGTTTTGATTGCATGGATAAAATATTCACCGTCGCGTTTCCAGGTTTTTGCATTTAAACGGTCAATTTCTGCGTCTGATTTTCGGCCTGTAGCATCGCACCAAGTTAAGCCCGTTTCTGGATCTCGATAATTACAAAACATGCGCCAGTGATATTCAATAAATGCGGCGGCTTGTTCGTCTAATGCAGCATCTTTTTGGCCTGGTGTACCGTCATGTGGAGTAGATTTCAGCGTGAACCCTTCGCCAACAATATTAACCGCGTTTAACGTCAAGTATCTTTTATAATGCGGGTTATCCTTTGCCATTTGCCGTGATCTGCCACGAATCACACCAAGGAACATTTCAACTTCATGCGGCGTAAATCCACCATCAAACTTCCACCCGGCAAGCAGTCTATTAATATCAGCAGCCGCAAAACCACGGACCGCAACCCGCTTTGTTTTTGCTCTGTCTTTTTTAAATGGGTTTCTCATATTTTGCCTAGCGTTGAATTGTAAAATGTGAGCGAATCTTTCGCGGCTGTCTGCGTCCGGTATCTTTGGCAATCATTCCGTCGCAATACTCAATAATGTCTGTTAAATCTTTTGGTTTCCGGTATGAAATCTGAATACCATCAACCATAAACGAAGAATGAGGATTGGTCGCATATGCCGCAAGTGCTGCAACCGCACTTGTTCTGATTGCCACCCATTGCGAAACGGTCGTAGGAGATGCAGAAACTGACATTGCGCCAGAATCTACCGCATAAGATATGGCATCTGATACCATTATCGCGTCATATTGGATTTGACCAGCAGACCATAGCAAGGTTTTTGAACCCTCTACATATAATGTCCACCCGTCACCGGCAGCATTTGCATCTGCTACGACTGATATGGGCGTTGGAGCTGCAAATCTATATGTAAGAATGCCATCTGCCGGGACAAAATCGTCAATAGTAATGTCGCTAAAAGTGTTAAGCGGGTTTTCGTCTGCAACCCATAACGCCGCGCCCGCTATAATTTCACTTGGTAAATAACCTAGATTCTTTGTCATGGTTCTAGAAAACCACAAAACCGCTTGCTTGTAAATAGCCACAAGAGCGGTTTGTCCTAATATCGGATTGTTTACCTTGTGGACTCGTATTCTTTCACCGCATCAGCCCTGTCGCATAGCGTTTCTTGCTCACGTTCTGTCATATTTCGGCCCGCTGCCAACTTAATTCCGCACTTGCTGCATGTCCGATACTCTAATATTTTCCGGTGAACTGGATCAACATGCCTCCCGTCTGACATTCGCGTGGAGTGTCCGCAGTCTGGGCATACCGTCGGAGCCGCTGCGGGTATATATCGGCGCGGCTTGCGCTCTGGTTTCTTGGTTTCTTGATCTGGTTTTGATTCTCGCGTTTTAATAATCGGTTTTCTTGTCTTGTATTTTTGTGCCATTTTTATTTCCTCCGTTTACCGATAACCACATTGGCTATCTTCTTTTTTTTCTTAATTACCGGCGCACCACTTGCGCTCAACCCGCAACACGCCGCAGCTACCCAACACCCAGTCAATGCATCCATATAATCATTCTGTTTCCCAAATAACTCAGTCCACTTGTAATTCCACACCCCGTCAATCATAACTTTATCAAGCAACCGCTCCACAACAATCTGCTGCGCAAATGGCAAATGTCCGTTCTTATTCGGCACTCGATGCAAAGTGCAGCCCCCAGAACCGCCAGGCGCACCAAGAAAAGCACGTTGCGCCGCCTCTCGCCACACACACGAATTTTGCTGAATGTACGGAGATTCGCCTTTATTTGCCGGTTTCCTTTTATGGCACCCTTCGTACTGCCTGCCGATTAGTGTATTTTTTGCAACTCTATATTTAGTATTCGAAGATCCCTTCGCCGGTAATATCTCAAAAGTATATCTCTTGGTAAGTCTGGCAA